CATTCGAACAGGAATACCCAAATGCAAAAATCGAAGTTAAGATTATCAAGAATCTCATGGAAACTTATGGCTGTCTAGATGCCGAGTTTGCAGAGACACTCGTGAAGTGGGCTGAAGCAATTCGTCGCACTTTCGAGGATGGTGGTGTGGATGAAACTATTACGACTCGTCGTATGATCCATATTGTTCGTGCCTTTGCGATTTTCAAGAGTCATCAGAAAGCAGTTGAGTTGTGTTGCAATCGTTTCGATGCTGCAACCAAAGCTGCATTCATTGACTTGTTCGATAAGGTGTCAAACCCACAACCTGAAGTAGTCATTGCATCTGTAGAGACTCCTAAGGTGGAAGACGAGATTCCCTTCTAAATGTTAGTCTTGCAATCCCCTGCAACTTGTAGGGTTATTGCAAAAAGAACTTGCCTTTAATTCGGAATTGTAGTATAATAAGTGTTCGTTAGTTAGATTTTTGTGAAACTTTTTTTAAGGAAAATATATTATGTTGAAATTTGCAAACTTGTCTTTGTCCCAAAAGCGTTTTGTTGTGGCTGTGCTTGAGTCCAATAAACAGTACAAGAAAGATCCTCAGATCACTCTGAAGGAATGTGCTGCAATTTATTACACTATTCGTGACCAGCGTACTGGTGCAAAGGGTGAGAAGATTGGATACCCTAACTGGTTGTTCAATAAGAATAAAGTCGAGCGTGGTGTTTACCAATTGCCGATTCCTACTGATGTAGAGTTGTCTGCGTATGCCAAAGAATTGGCTGAGAAGAATACTCCAAAAGTAGCAAAGGCTAAAGCTGTAGTTGCGAAACTTGCTAAAGCCAAGACTGTTAAAGTCAAAGCACCTGCAACTACTGCAGTTGCGAAAGAAGATAAGATGGAAGTGTCTCGTCTTCAAAAGATTGTTGATGAATCCGTTGAGTTCGATGACGACACTGAAGACTTCAATGCGATCCTTCGTGAGAATGGCATCACAGTCTAATTAGAGTTTTACCTGTCATCTGGGGTACTGCCATCGCCCCAGATGACTTTTTTCATTTGATGGTTGTTAATTATGGAGATATTATGTCTAAACAAGAATTGCTATTGACGCATTTGAACAAGGGTAAGACTTTCACTGCTAAGCAGATCAAGTCCTCTTTTGGTATTGCACATCCTGCAAGCACAATTCGTAACTTGCGTGAGCAAGGTTATTGTGTTTACTCTAACCCAGCAGTTGTAAATGGCACTGAAGTGGTTAAATACCGCATCGGTCGTCCGACTCGTGCCATGGTTGCCTTGGCTAATCGTGTTGCTGGTTCATCTGTATTTACTCGTACAGCTTAATTAAGTGAGTTATAAATGGGCATTCTTCGGAGTGCTCATTTGTGCATTCATTTGGAGGTAGATTATGGCAACTGATACAAAAGCAAAAATTGATGCTATCAAAGCATCGCAAAATGCTACAACTGGTGGCAGAAAATTTGATGGTGGTAAACTTCAATATGGTTTACTACCACCACTCGCATTAAAAGCGACTGTAGAAATTCTAACATTTGGTGCGGAGAAATACGAACCAGATAATTGGAAGAATGTTCCAGACTCAAAACGAAGATACTTTGACGCAATGCAAAGACATCTTTGGGCATGGAAAGAAGGAGAGCAAAACGATCCCGAGACTGGCAAAAATCACTTAGCGCATGCAATGTGTTGCTTGATGTTCTTATATGAACATGATGTTAAATACTCAAAATAAATTTGCCAAATGCCTCGTTTTGAGGTATAATGTTTTATACATAGTAATGTACAATTTGAAAAAGGAAACCTAATGAAATTATCTAAAGAAACCGTATCTCTTATTAAGAATTTTGCTGGCATCAACAGCAATCTTCTCCTTAAGAATGGGAACAAACTAGCAACTATCAGTGCACAAAAGAATGTGATGGCTGACGCAACAACTACTGAGTCATTTCCTGACTTTGCCATCTATGACTTGAATGAGTTTCTGGGTGCGATGTCTCTCTTTGACGATCCTGAATTGGAATTCCAAGACAAGTATGTTTCTATTAAACAAGGCAATATGAACATCAAGTTCTTTGCTGCAGACCCATCTGTTTTGGTATCACCACAGAAAGCAATTACCTTCCCTGATGCAGAGATTAACTTTAACATGTCTGCAACAATGTTGGATATGATTAAGAAAACATCTTCAGTCCTTCGTGCAGCCGATGTATCAATCGTTGGTGATGGTAGTAAAGTTACTGCTGTTGTTGGAGACAAGAAGAATGCCACTGGTAACTCTTACAGTGAAGCAATTGGTGAGACTGATAAAGTGTTTAAGGTAAACTTAAAAGTAGAAAACCTAAAGATGCTTCCAGGTGATTACCAAGTATCAATCTCCAGTAAGAAAATCTCTCGTTTCAAAGCACCAAACACTGACCTAGTTTACTATGTCGCAGTAGAAGCTGATTCTACATTTGAGTTCTAAGACAAAGAGGAGTATAATCTCCTCTTGTTCCTTTATTATGTTTGGAGTGATATATGATTGATAGTCGTGATGAAATGTTTTTGTGGGTAGAGAAGTATCGCCCACAAAAGATTGATGATTGTGTTTTGCCACAAGCATTGAAAGATACTTTTCGCCAGTATGTAGAGCAAGGTGAACTACCTAACTTCTTGTTCACTGGTTCAGCAGGTGTAGGTAAAACTACAATTGCCAAAGCACTTTGTAATGAAATTGGTGCAGAGTATATGATGATCAACGGATCCGAAGAATCTGGTATTGATACTCTGCGCACTAAGATTAAGGGATTTGCTTCCACTATATCATTGACTGATGCCAAAAAAGTTGTCATCCTCGATGAAGCAGATTACCTTAATGCTAATTCGACTCAGCCAGCACTTCGTGGATTCATTGAAGAGTTTGCCAATAACTGTCGATTTATTCTAACTTGTAACTTTAAGAATCGTATCATTGAACCTATCCACAGTCGTTGTTCTGTGATTGAGTTTAAGATTGATAACAAAGACAAGCAAGAGATCGCTGCAACTTTCTATAAACGAGTTGCACAAATTCTAAAACAAGAACAGATTGAGTTCGATCCTAAAGTTGTAGTTGAGTTGGTGATGAAACACTTTCCAGATTACCGTAGGATTCTAAATGAACTCCAACGATACTCTGTTTCTGGTAAGATTGATTCTGGCATCCTTGTCAATATGTCCGAGGAATCATTTAAGAGTTTAATCAAACTTCTAAAAGAAAAAGACTTCACCGAAGTCCGTAAGTGGGTTTCAAAGAACTCCGACTCAGATACTACATCACTATTCCGTGAACTATATGATAGTGCTGCAAACACGATTGAACCAAACAGTGTTCCACAGTTGGTTCTTATTCTTGCAGACTATCAATATAAAGCAGCATTTGTAGCTGACCATGAACTAAATATAATGGCAGCACTCACTGAGATTATGGCTCAGTGTAAATTCAAATGAGGCTAATATGGAACTTATTTTACTAGTAGTATATACATTTATTGTATGGCTCGGTGGATCAATTGCTGGATGGAATGCCAGAGAAAAGCATGCCAAACGACAGATGGAAAAATTCTTTGACACAGTTGATGAAGCCAAAGAAGAAGAACAGATCCATATTATTATCGAAAAACATAATGATATGTTATATGTTTACGATAAAGATACTAAACAATTCATGGCACAGGGATCTTCAAAGGAAGCAGTAGAGAAAATTCTTATAGAAAGATTTCCTGGAAAACGATTTGCATGTCCTGAGTCTATACTTAAAGAAGTTGGATTTATATCATGACACCCTTTGACTTTATTAATGCAATCAATTTTACAAAGAAAGATCTCTTAGCAGAAGACCCGATGGCTAAGAAGGACTATGTTCCTTTTATTATTAACAGGGGTTTAGGTTATTTTCCCGACACAGTCCTTTATGCAAACGAGATGAATCGCAACTCATCTATTCCAGCGGACTGGCAGTTTTCTTTTTTACTAAATAGTATCTCTAAGAAGAAAAGATTCTCCAAGTGGCACAAAAAAGATGCCGAAACAGAGTCTCTTCGATTAGTTAAAGAATACTTTGGTTATTCCGATTCTAAGGCAATTGATGCCCTAGATATATTGACGGAAGACCAGTTAGTTATGATAAAAGAAAAATTATACAAAGGTGGAAAATAATGACTGTCGAATTGATTTATTACGACTGGACAGCTGAGTCCATGCTTGAAGTGATACTACCAGAACCAGATAACTTTCTAAAGGTTCGTGAGACACTTACCCGCATCGGGATCGCTTCCAGAAAAGAAAACAAGTTGTATCAATCTTGCCATATCTTACATAAGCAAGGTAGATACTTTATTGTCCACTTCAAAGAATTGTTTGCTCTTGATGGAAAAGAATCTAACATCACGAGTGGCGATATCGAGAGAAGAAATGCTATTGCTGGTTTGCTTCAAGATTGGGATCTGTTAAAGATACTAAATAATGAGCAAGCTGACAACAAGGCATCCTTGTCTCAAATTAAAGTAGTCTCTTTTAAAGAGAAAAATGAATGGGAATTAGTTCCCAAATATAACATAGGAAAAAAATCAAAATGATCAAACTTGAATTGACAGTAGATGAAGCAAATACTATTCTTCGTACTCTAGGCAAACATCCTTTTGAGGAAGTCGTTGCCTTGATCAACAAAATTAAACAGCAAGGCGAACCACAAGTTGCAGCAATGGAAGCAGAAGCAGCAAAAGCTGCAGCTGAAACACCTGCTGTATAACAAGGGTTATCGTTAGTCTAAACTAATGATTTTCATTAGCTGGTTTTTAGTCTTTTAATCCTAAGTAGTAAGTCCAATAACGGACAAACAACTAGGAGATTACTATGTGGACTAAACCAGAAGCAGTAGAAATGAGATACGGATTCGAAATCACTATGTATGTGATGAATCGATAAGAATTCACCTTAGGACCACTAAGTTACGAATCGTTGGTAAAGCTGACATGACGCACGATGTCGCTGGAACTAGTAACCAGCATTTTAATATGGCTCTCATCAATTTGCCTTCGGGGAATTACTTGAGAGTTTTTCTAACTCGCTTAATAGGAGAAAATAATGTTGAATAACATTAACACAGCCATCGATTCCTTCCAAGGAATCAAATCTAAATTCGTTGAGACCTGCGTCAAAAACGAAGAACTAAAAAAACCACTCAATCAATTTATTGAAGCCCAGTCTTCTTTCGCAAAGATCGTAGCTAAAGCACATGTAGATTTTTATACATCTCTTGGTCTTTCAGCTTACACATTCGATGCTAAAAAAGCATTTGCTAAACAATAAGGAGATTGATATGACAAACTTAACATTATTTGGTCCAGGATTCAAGGACTTTGATCGTTTCTTTGTTGGTTTCGAAGAGCCCATGGCTCGCATGCATAAGATGCATGAAGACTTTACCAAGAACATTCCAAACTATCCACCATACAACATCATCAAGCATGATGAAAATCATTACACCATTGAGTTGGCTGTAGCTGGTTTTGGTCAGCAAGACATTGATATTGAAATGGAAGATGGTAAGTTAGTTGTTCGTGGTAATATTAAAGCTGACGATACTCCAGATAACTTCTTGTTCCGTGGAATCGCTAATCGTGCTTTCACTCGTGCCTTTGCTATCGATGACCACATCGAAGTTAAAGATGCTGAGATGTTCAATGGTATGCTTAAAATCTTTTTGGAGCGTTTGATTCCAGAAGAAAAGAAACCAAAGAAGATTCAAGTAAAGTCTCGCAAAGGTAAGGAATTATTACAGGAGGATGCTTATGATAAAGCTGCTGAAACGCTGTAAACAATTTTTTGTCCTTATGCTTGAAGCACTTGTTGAGGCTCGTAAAGCCAGAGCAGATGCGATAACAAAGGGTATCGGAAGATAAACAAATAATCGTACAAGTAGGGAGAGTTTCGGCTCTCCCTAAATACTTGTATGAAAGCCAAACTATCCCCAAACATGATCTCATTCGTTGCCGTGCGCAGAGGCGAATGGGTTCTTAAAATATCTGTTTACAAAAACAGACAGATATTGGTAGTGGCAC